GTCATGCGGCCACTGTCGGCGCGAAGAAGATGCGCGAGGTCTACAACATCAAGGCGGGCGTCGCAAAGTCACGAATGGCAGTCAAGACCGAGCGCCCATTAGAGACCATTATTCGCATCGAGGGCGGGACGGAGCCAGTGCAGAACTTTCGCGGGACGGCAGTGCGCAAAACGGGAATTTTCGTCTCCATCAAGAAAGGGAGTGGCGGCATCATCCCGCGATCCTTTACGCAGGGCGGGTCATTCCTCATGCGTGAGGGGGTGGAACGTTATCCGCTGAAAGGGATCTATGGACCTTCCGTCCCGCAAATGTTCTGGGAGAACATTGTACTTGAGGCGGCAATGGAGGCTGGCGCAGAGATGTATGAAAAACGCATCATCCACGAAGTGGAACGCAGAATAGGGGGCGAAATATGACACCGTGGATTTGTGCGCAGGAGATCGCAGCTTTCCTGCGCGATGAGATTGCGGGGTACAACGAAAAAGCTGCGGGGGTGGGGGAAGTTCATGCCGGGTTCTTGCCTGTTGCCAAAGTAGCACAACTCGCAAAGGAACAGTGCCCTTACATCGTTATCCGTCCACATAAAGTAGAGGATGACAGAAAGAAAAGAACGGCGAGCATGGCAGTCTACGTCGTTATGTGCCCGGAGGATGAGAAAGGAGGCGCAGAGAGCATCTATCACGTATTGGAGTTCCTGCGTTTCTCGCTGCTCTCAAAGAACCCAATCAAGAACCGTTGGATGATCGCAGACGGGGAACTCGAAATGAGTATTCCGGATGATCAGCCATATCCGAAATACTGGGGACGAATCGACTTTAACGTGACCTTGCCCATCGTAAAGAATACACGAAACGACATCCTCGGCAGGATGTGAAAGGAGGACATATGAAAGAGACAGAGGCGACGGAACAGAAAGAGCCACTGAAAAAGAAGGAGAAGGGAGCGCCAGTAGAAACAGTCGCACAGCCGATGATCTACATCGGCCCCGGGTTTCGAAATAGCGATCTTTCAACGTACAAGGTTTATGCGGAGGGGATTCCGGACGAGTTCAAGGACAGTCCGATCTATGCTCCGCTTTTTGTTTCTCCGGAACACCTCGACGCAGCACGTGCCGAAGTTGGGGAGACGGGATCACGACTCAATACACTGTACCGGAAAGCCGTGCAGGAACATGAGGAAAAGGAAAGGCGGTAAAGGAATATGGCATTTTTTCATGGCGTACGGGTGAAGGAAGTTCCGACTTCTATTCTGACGCCCGTGAATACAACGGCGGGACTGCCCGTCGTATTCGGGACGGCGCCCGTACATCTGACGAACAACCCGACGAAGAACGTTAATCGCCCGGTCATCTGTTACAGTTGGGATGAAGCCGTGGCAGCATTTGGCTACTCGAACAACTGGGACGAATACACGCTTTCTGAGGTGATGTATTCGCAGTTCAAACTCTACGGCGTTAAGCCGATTATCTTCGTCAATGTACTTGACCCGGCAAAACACAAGGAGGATGTCAAGGATACGGAAGGGAAAGCGGTCACGCAGGGGCGTGTGCTGGTCACTGATCCTGTATTGCTTGACACACTGAAAGTAAAGCGCGCCGATGCGGCAGAACCTGCAAAGAACATCGAGGACTATACGGCGGCATATGACGATGACGGGAATCTCGTGATCTCTGTGGTACCGACAGGAGCACTCAAATCCGCTGATAAACTCTATCTTGAGTATGCTAAGATCACTCCATCGAAGGTGAAGGATACGGACATCATTGGCGGTGCGAGCAAGTCGGGAACGGCAGGGCTTGAGTGGATCGACTCCATCTATACGCTCTTTTCGCTTGTTCCGGGGATCGTTGCCGCGCCGGGCTGGTCTGATCGTCCGGGCGTTGCCGCCGTCATGAAGGCAAAGGCGATGAACATCTCCGGGCTTTTCCGCTGCATCTGCCTGACCGACGTAGACACAGGCACAGCGGCACACTATGCCGATGTGAACGAGTGGAAGAACAAGAACAGCTATACGGGCGTCAATCAGATTGTATGTTGGCCGTGCGTACGAAACGGCGATATGGTATTCAAGATGTCGACGCACATCCTCGGCATCATCGGTGTTATGGACGCAGGGAACGAGGATGTACCATATGATACACCGTCGAATCTCCCCATGCAGGCAACGGGAATCTGCCTGAAAGACGGCAAAGAAGTCACGCTCTCACTTGAACAGGCAAACCTCCTCAATAGTCAAGGCGTTATGACGGCGCTCAACTTTAGCGGTGGATGGAAGAGCTGGGGAGACTATACGGGTGCATATCCGTCCATTACGGACGTAAAGGATACATTCATCAGTGTGCGGCGCATGTTTGATTGGCAGTATCAGACATTCATCCTGACCTATTGGCAGAAAGTCGATCGCCCGCTGATGCCGCGCCTTGTACGGACAATCATTGACTCTGAGAAGGTAAGACTCAACGGCCTTGTGTCGCGCGGATTCCTGCTTGGCGCAGATGTGAAATTCCTCGAAGAGGAAAACCCGCTGACGGATCTCCTTCAGGGAATTTTCCGCGTACATACCAATATCACGCCGCCCGTCCCGGCGAAGGAGATTGTTGACATCCTCGAATATGATGTCAACAACTTCAAGGCGCTGTTTGGATAAGAAATGAGGTGAAATAATGATTCCAGAAGTAATTAACGATATGCGCTGCTACATCGACGGAAACGACGACTGCCAGAGTGCGACGAGCGTGGAACAGCCCGATCTTTCGTCCATGACCACGGACGTGAAGGGCATCGGCGTTGCGGGGACAATCTCCTCACCGATCCACGGTCACTATGAAAGCCTTGAAGTCAAGGTGAACTGGCAGGTGCCAACAAAAACGGCGATGCGTTATCACGGCGGCAAAACCATCCGCCTTGAAGCGTATTCCGACGTGCAGGGATTTGATTCCGGCGCGGAGGAGTATACGCATGACCGCTATCGCATGGCCGTGCGTGGCCGTGTCAAGAGTTATTCCCCCGGAAGTCTTGAGGCAGGAAACACGTCGGGAAGCAGCACAACAATTGAGGCGCACTACTACAAACTCGAATACGGCGGCGAAACGCTCGTAGAGATTGACAAGTACGGATACAAGGCCATCATTGACGGGAAGGATCTTCTCGCCGAGGTGCGCAAGAATATCGGAATGAATTAAGAAGGAGGATATGACAATGGCGGAAGATAAGAAAAACGAGCTGGAAGCAGAGGTTTTGGAGGATGCGGGAAGCGTGGAGGTATATGATGCAGAACCCGTTGACGAGGCGAATGTGATTCAGCTGAGGAAGCCGATGAATGGTGGCGCGAAAGAGATTCACCTTGACTTCGACCGCGTGACAGGCTACATCCTCCTCAAATGTGAGAAGGAAGCAAAAAAGGAAGATCCGCTGATCAGCGTCATGGCGCTTTCGCAGACGTATCAGGCGCGTGTTGCTGCAGCAGCGGCAAAGGTGAAATACGATGAGATCCTGGACCTTTCGGGCGCGGACTTTACGGCGGTTTGCCTGAAGGTGCAGAATTTTTTAATGGGATCGCGCTAGGGGAAAGCCTCCGGCGCTCCGCTCTGCGCATGGCAAAATACAGCAATTCCCCCATCGGCGTGGTTCTTTGAATGGCGGAGGGGGGATTTGGGTGTTGGGGGGGGAAAAGAGTAAAAACGCCTAAAAAATATCGGAGGGGGTGCCCTTTTTCATTCATGCCCTTTGCCGGCCCGGTCGGTCATAGAAGCCTCCCCCAGTCCCTCCGAAGGCGAGGCGTCCCGACTACTTGCAACTTCATTCTCCCCCTTTCGAGAGAGCCAAAGCAGGGTTCCAATGTCACGAACAACAGGAAGAACCATCAAGAGATATAGGAGAAACCGTCAAGACCTATAGGACGCAACGTCAAGAGCAATAGGAGTAATCGCGTTATCTCCATGGAGAAACAACCTTATCACCATGGAGATAAAGTCTTATCACCACGGTGATAAGGTCTTCTCACCATGGTGATAAACCGAAAAGAACCGCATCTCATGGGAGAAAGAACCGTATCTCATGGCGAAAAGATACGGTTCTGCCGATGCCACATACCTGATAAAAGGCTGCAACCTCGGCTGCTTCGGTCTCGGAAACTAAAATACCAAGGCTTAGGTATTGCCGCTTTTAAGTTCTTTTAATACCTTTGCGGCACGATGAATAGGTAGAAACAAGAGCTTTTGAAATCAAATTCAGACAGATAACATGAAGAAAGGAATTGCACGATTGCTGCTGTTGCTCAACGTCATGGTTGCAGCAACGGCATCTGCACAGCCCAAAACCGGGGGCGAACACTATGCCGTGAGGCTCA